AAGTGGTATAAAAGCATAGAAGCAGGCAATCCCGACTTCTCGATTTACAACTCCGAGCTCTATCTGGCAGAAGCATGGGCATGCTGGGCAATCTATTCTCGGAAATACCTAAAGTGGGTCGCCGCAAGTAGAGCCCGCCTGTTCCCTGGGGTAACGGGTGTTGCGGATTTAGGCTGCGGTACAGGTATAACGACAGCTGCGCTCGCGCAAGTGTTTCCTAAAGCAAAAGTAAGCGGAACACAGGTCGCTGGAACGACTCAGTTCAAGATTGCAAAGCTTGTTGAACAGGAGTCAAGAAGCAACTTTGATATCGTCGGGCACACTACCGAAATAAAGCACCGTGTAAACCTTGTCTTTGCGTCGGAGTACTTCGAGCACTTTTTTGAGCCGGTTGAGCACCTAAAAGAATGCCTGACGGCTCTTAACCTTCCAGAGACCCTAATTATCGCAAATACATTTAGTGCGCCATCCTCGGGGCATTTCCCGCTCTATAAGATCGGCGGCAAGCTAATTAAGAACAAGCAAACATCGCGACACTTTCATAAGGCCCTAAAGGACTTTGGGTACGAGTCTGTGAAGACGGATGCGTGGAACAACCGGCCCCGCATCTGGAAACGAATCTAAGCAAAACCTTCTCAAAAAAACCTAATCAAAACGAGCACTTGTAAAATAGTTACAAATACCTCTTTACACATTGCTACGCATTTCGTATAAAGAATCATCAAGACAACGCAACGGAGAAAAAAATGCAGAACGAAATCACAAAAGCAATCGCAAGAATCGAAAGCGCAGCCGGCCTCGCACAGGTTTTCAACAACAACGGACTTCGCGGCGTTAAGTTCTTCAACAACGGCAAATTCTATTACGCTACATTTTCACTCAACGGTACAAGCGTCAACGCTAGGTTCTACCAAAAGGGCGCAGGCGTAGATACCTTCCGAGCAAACGAAAGCAGCCTTAACGACAGCCGCCTTATTCGATGTATCGAGTCTTTCACCAACAAAGTAATCGCAGCCATCTAATAAATAACCAGACATCAAGAACGGAGAATAACATGGGATTTTCAAGTTTTAACTGCCGCTGCTGTAATCGTCCTTTAGTTTCACGATACGGTTTAGAGCACTTGCCTAACAAAGACCAGCAGTCATGGCTTGAGCGTTGCGTTGCCGTTTATAGCGATGGTCGCATTATCTCTGGACTCTATGACGGTTACGGGACCATTCAGACGCGAGCGCAGCAGCAAGAGTCTATCAAAGACCCTCTTAAGTGCGATGGACACAATATTTATGACGAGCAAGAGGCGCCCTGTGTTTATCACGAAGAGTGCTGGCGAAATGCTGGATGCCCAACTAAATACGAGCCGAGCAGCAGAGCAGAGTGCCAGGGATACTTTTTTGATGACGATGAGATGAGCAAAGCAAAGCCCGCGCAAAAGAAAAAACAAAAGCAGTCTACAGCGTTAGTTCTTATTCAAGCGTGCATGGTTGCGGGATGCTTTACAGTAGCAAGCTTTGAAGATGACGTAGAAATTTGTAGCACTTTCGAAGAGTTTCAGCAGGAGCTTTTAAACGACTTTTTTGCACAGCTTGGGTGCGTATGCACAGAAGAGCAGGCAGAGCTTATAGCAGCGGAATACGGTCTTTCAGACTACGCATAGAACGGAGGCAAGATGAGAGTAACGAGAGAAGAACTAAAGCACTATGTGCAGATCTTAGCTAACGATACGGGCGAGGACTTCTCACTTGATATCGCATACGGTCAGCCAAAGCTAGTCGCACACGGTGGATCACGCAATATTAGCGCGAGAATGACGACAAGAGAGCTGTACAACGCGGTTCGTGTAGCTATTAACGTCATCGACTTAATGCGCGAGGATAACCCAAATGACCTTAGAGTAATGGAGGATTAAAATGGCATACAGTAAAGAGCAGAAAATTGAAGCGTACAAATGGATTGTTGAATACGAAAGGCTATATGAAATGGGACTGAACGGTTCTATGCGCGCCGAGATGGAGATGCAGGTTCGCTTGACTAATGGATGCCAGCAGCGAAGGCGGGCGGTCAATCGGTGGTTTCGTTATGAGGAAGGAAGCCGCGAAGGTGAGGAGTGGTTTGCTGAGCTTAAGGCAGCTGCTGAGGTTAAGGCTGGTGCAAAATGAGCACATACGACAAATGGAGAACCGAGGGCGAAACGCACAAGTGCGAGAAGTGCGGTGATCACTATACCGATGCAGACGGCGGCTGCACGCCTTGTGCAGACTGGCGCAGCGACCTAATGCAGATTGCTATCGCAAAGCTGGAGGCGATGACGATAGAGGAGCTTGATAAGTTTGCTCAGGGCAATTTGTAATTAGTACGTACAAAGTGGTAAAATAAAAAGGGCACCAACGCTCCATGAAAGGGCGACAAAATGCTTAACTTAAAGTATGTTAAATTCACTACCGAGTCACTCAAGCTAATGACCCGTTGGTTCGAGGCGCAGGGATATACAATCAGCGACCATATTGCTATCTCAAGATGTGGGCTAAAAGTCTGGTCATTTAACGGTCGCGAGGCTGTAAGGATTAAGTAATGAGCACAAAGCCGACGGCGGCAGTTAAGAAGCCTTGTAGAAAAGGTTTTCCTCCTGGAACGCCCTACGGTCCGCTTAGGCTACCAATTTGCTACTCAAGCATCCGATATAGGGTGGACGAATAGCGTGCTACCGAAAATCACCCGGTCGAAGAACTGGTGAGGGTTTATCACTGGTCTTTTTAAACGCAGACGCCGCGGCACGTTTAGCTTCGCCACTTTCCCATCGTGCGTTTATTACCCAATACCTCAAGGCGTCGCACGCGTGATCGTGAACACCGTCCTTCTTTGGTATATCTCGATTGCCTGTTTGCCAACGATAGTTTGTGATGCTTTTTGTAAAGCTACGACCGCCCGCTTGCGTACCGTAATTCCAAAGCTGAAACGAACAAAGCAGCTTGCGCTCGCCGCTGTTGCTTTCTATCATCCTCCACAGCTTTCTGATGCCCGCATTTATATCAATACGGCTCGGATCGTCGGTGCATATTACACGAAGTCCGAGACCTCCAACCTCAGGTGACTGCATTACATCGGAAACGGCTGAAGTCATATTCGCGTCATCTCGCATATTCCGGCCGGCGCGGTCACCGTAGGCGGCTTGACATGGAATGGCTCCGATAGGGATATCGTGTTCGCGATAAGCTGGATGAATGCCAGGGATATTAAAGCCGGGTATGCCTCGCCTAAGCATTTGACAGAGCTCAAACACGCTTGCTCGATCTGGATTTGCCTCACTCCAAACAACGTCCGCGCCACTGGGTCCAATTCGCGGGTCGTGACTAATAACGAGAGCAGAGGGAGAGCGGACACCAAAGTCCATTGTTACTACAGTGCGCATCCAGGGCTCGGGTCTCCAATCTGCTGGAGCGATATTCCCGACCGGATATTGCTCTGGGCTCCACATGTCAAAGACCGCGCCTGCTGGTGACTGCGGAATGCAGTAGATGTTTTCCATTACTTCTCGACGGCTTAAAGTAGAGACCCAGTCATCAAAGTTTGGAAGGTTTTCTCGGTTTACTGTAGATGGGCAGAGAAATCCGACGCCGCCTCTGTCTTCGGCGAAGCGTGTCCACCAAGGGTCATACGTTGGCTTACCGAGCAGGCATAATCGCCCAGGTGCGCCGCTTCGAATACGTCCGAGCATTGCGCTTCCAACCTCGCTTTCCACAACCTGAGCTTCATCGAGAATACCCCAGCCACAGTCGGGACCTTCCAGTGAGTTTGCTGCCATACTCTTACCGCTTGGACGTTTCCAAGAAAGCGCCCAGACGATTGTCTGGATGCCGTTTTTATGAGGGCTTTTCCAGTGTGGAGCAGGCTGACCCTTAAAGGCGTGATGATAAGACCAGCCAAGGGGCTCAAGCAAAGCCGCCATCTCGGTTGCTATCGTTCTGGCGCCACGACCCATGCTGTCCGTTACATAAAAGCCGTTAATGCCTGGATCGTCCTCGTGCGATAGATGGCAAAGCATTGCTACGAGCCGCGTCTTGCCAACGCCCCAGCCGCCGCACATTGAGATAATCGGATATTGTTTTGAAAGCCAAAGAGCGAGAAACTTCATCTGACCCTTGTTTGGCTTAAACTCTCGTAGGAGACCGTCAATCATTGCGGTCTATATCTTCCATAAGGTCAAGCTCGGATGCGCGTGCAAGCTGCTGTCTCACGCTGTCAACGATAAACTCTGCGACGGCTGGAGCCGAGTCGGGCTCTGTACTGCGTGCGTCGATATTTATCATTGGCTGACCGCCATTTAAGTTGTTGTCAGCTAGACGCCACCAGTCAACAATGGCTCGCGCTCGTACAGCGTGCGGCACCTCTTCATCGGTAGCAAGTTTAAGCATGTGCGTCAGCGCCATAATTCTAGGCTTTGCGTGCGCTTTGCGAATATCAAGATCACGAAGAAATCTAGCGACCTCTTCATCTGTTGCTCCGCTAAAGTCTTGGGCCCAAGCGAGACCACCGACACCGACGGCTTGTAAAAACTTCCCCTTTCTTTCTACGTCATTGAGGTCTTTCAAAGCTTGGTCCGCAGCCGAGCTCTGCTGTTGAACAGACTCTCGGCTTATCTTGGTTTTCATTTCACGAGCGGTTGCACCAGTAGTTCTCTCTGCGTGAAAGATGGCAAAATCTTTTGATCGGCGCCATCGTGAAAGCGTGCCGCGGTTAATTCCCGTCTGCTCTTCAATTTGCGGCATCGAGTAGCCTTCACTTAGCAGCTCAAAGCATCTTGCCTTTTCCTCTTTTGTCGCGTTTGGTTTTTGTTTTTTCTTCACTAATAGAAGCCCGTTGCGTCTAGTTGCATTGTGTTGCATTATGACCATAATTTACGCAACCACGCAACGGAGAACAGGTGCGAGACCTCTGGACGATTCCAAAAGAAGATTTAGAGAAGCTAAAAGATGAGCACATTGTTCTCGGCATGAGTGGGGGCAAAGACAGTACCGCGTGTGCTCTTCTGCTTGAAAAGAATGGCATTAAGTTCGACCGTGTTTTTATGGATACAGGCTGGGAGCACCCTGCGCTGTATGACTATATTAAAGATGTGCTTGAGCCAAGAACGACACGCGGCGGTAAACAGATAAAGATGTTTGACGCGACCGCAAACGATGGTTGCACAAGGTGGGGAATGTGCGAGTCGCCTCTTGCGAGTAGTGACTTGGTTAAAATCTCGGAGGGAAGAAATGAAAGCAAAGAGCATTAAAATTGCGGAGCTCACGCCTGATGACGTAAACGCGAATAAGGGAACGGAGCGTGGCAGTTCGATGCTAGAAAAGTCACTGCGTGCGTATGGCGCTGGCAGGTCGGTTCTCGTTGATAAGGCGGGTCGTATAATCGCGGGCAATAAAACCGTAGAGGCTGCTGGCAGTATTGGGCTTGAGGATGCGCTTGTTATCGAGACCGACGGAACGCAAGTTGTCGTTGTGAAGAGAACAGATCTTGACTTAGATAGCCCAGAGGCAAGAGGTCTCGCTGTAGCCGATAACCGTGTCGCTGAAGTTGGATTAAGCTGGGACATGGATGCGCTTGAAAAGTTAAGTACCGACCTTGATGTAGGCAATTTCTGGTTCGAAAACGAGTTGCCTGATATTGACTTTGAGGAGGTCGGCGCAACTGCAAGAAATTTCTCTGACTTTGACAATATACAATTTACAGATGTGGCATTTACGGATCGAGTAAATAGTAGTGTTGATGATGAGGAGGACGGAAAGTATACGGCTAAGGTAGAGGCGCCTACTTATGAAATCACAGGAATTAAGCCCGATGTGATGGATCTGTATAATCCAGAAAAGACGATTGAGCTTGTTAACGAAATTATGACAAGTTCAGCTAGTGATATTGAAAAGGCGTTTCTTATTGCCGCAGCAAACAGGCATACGGTGTTTGATTATCAGCTGATAGCAGAATACTACGCGCAGTCAAACGCAGATATACAAGACCTAATGGAAAAGTCTGCGCTTGTTATTATTGACTATAATGATGCCATTTCCCGCGGCTTTTTTCGCATGACGGAGGATATTAGAAACTCAATAGAGGCTGATGATGATGATGAATGAGGAAAACTTTGTTGCGTTTATCTTAACGCATAAAAGAGCCGATAAGGTTATTACAATACCGACGCTGCGAAAGCACGGCTACACGGGGCGCATCGTACTACTTGTTGATGATCAAGACCCGCAACAAGAAAGATATGAAGAGCTGTACCCTGGGCAGGTTGAGATATTTTCAAAACAACGAATCGGCTTAGAGTTTGATATTTGCGACAACTTTGGAGAGCCGTGGGCAGCAATCGTCTGGGCAAGAAACGTCTGTCAACATATAGCGAAAAAGCTTGGAATTAAATACTTCATTCAGCTTGATGATGACTACAAAGAGTTTAGATACAAGTTTAATAAAAACTTTGAGTACATTGTGGGCGCGACCTACATAAAGAACCTTGACCGCGTCTTCGACATAATGCTTGAGTTCTATAAGTGCGATGAAAGAATAACAACCATTGCGCTCGCACAAGGCGGGGATTTTATTGGAGGCTATGCGGGGTCGTATGCGAAGAAAATCACGTTGAAAAGAAAAGCAATGAACAGCTTCATCTGCTCGACTGATCGCCCGTTTTATTTTACCGGCCGGATAAACGAGGATGTAAATACCTATGTCAACAAAGGCTCACGAGGCTATATATTCTTCACGGCAAATCAGGTAGGTCTAGAGCAGCTGCAAACACAGGCAAACAGCGGTGGAATGACCGAGACATACTTAGATGACGGGACATATATAAAGAGCATGTATTCAGTAATCATGAACCCGTCAAGCGTTAAGGTCGGACTTATGGGTATCTACAAGCGGCTTCATCATAGAATAACGTGGCGAAACGCGGTGCCGAAAATTATTTCCGAAAAACATAAGAAGGCTTGTTAATGAAAAAAAAGCGACGCAGGGTCAAGATTGAGGACTCTTGGCGTGTAATAAAAATGCGACTTCCTCTTGAGTTAATCAAAGGGCTTTCGGCTGTTCGTGACGAAAACGGAAACGTGTTACCGCTTCCGCAGGCACGAGGAAACGCAATTCTCAACATGCTTAATAAGGCGCTTGAGGTTAATGAGCAGATTGCAGAAAAACTCTTGTTAAGAGAAAACCAGTTGCGGATAGCAACAAAGATTTTAAAAAAGTATGAAGACCGATTTACGGAGAAAGGAGTCGAATATGCCGACATTCTCGAAGAAGAAAAAGTACAGCACGCCAGCGGAGCTCACGCAGCAGACGGTGATGATCAAGATAACGCAAGCGACACTCGCGAAGATTGACAAAATCGCGGTCGACGGTCTTGATAGTAGCGCAAAGATGGCGGACATTCGAGGCGCAAAAGTAGCGGCGCTGGTCGAAAGGGAAGATCATGGCGCTGATCAAAAGGCAGAAACGCAGCGCCTTCAACTACAGCTCGCAAGCGTAAAAAAAGAGTGGGGCGATGCTGCCGCTAAAGCAGATATGCTTGAAAAGCAATTAGAAAGTTCAGGCAGCTCTGTCGATACGCTAAAAGAAAAGCTGGCGACAGCAAAAACGCTTGCCGACTCTCGAAACAATATCATTAGAGCGTTTAAGCAGATTGTTGATGAAGTCGGTTTCTAGCTCTTAAAAAAAACAATCACGGATTTTGTTTTTTGGTTGCTTATGCAATCAGGTACAATGTAGCGAAAAAGCACGCATTGTATGCGCTACGCGCACGTTGTATACTAAGGTAAGTATGAGCACACTTTACACAATAGCCCAAGACAAAGCCCGAGAGTTTCTGGAGCTTCCCGAAGAGCTTCCTACTAGGCCGGCGGGATATAGCGGCACACGTATAACTGGAGGTCATTTACCTTCTGAATACGAGCACAATGTTGAGTTTCGGACGCCTCGCAAGCGTGCGCTAATGATTAGCAGAATGATGCGGACAAGCCCTATTCTTTCTCTTGCGGAAGAGTATCTAACGGGGCTTTGTACGTCTGTGAAGCTAGTGGTCAAGCGAACAGAGAACACAAGCGAGATTGCAGCAGAGGCGCTTGAAAGTCAGTTTGGCGTCGGTAAGTTTGAAGATGCTGGTGGTAGGATTGGAGACCAGGGTACCGACGACCTTATTCGGCACCTAATGAGTGCAAGAACATACGGGCACGTCGCAATGTCCGAGTCTTATGAATACGATGAAAATGACGGACTGTACTACATTGGCTTACATAGGCGACGACAAGAGTCCTACGATGCCTATATAACCGAGGTCGGGACCGAAAAGCTGCTAGGCATTATGCAGCGTTATGGTTACGCAAGCGGTAGTGTAAAGAGCCGTGTTTTGCCGTTGCGTGAAACGCTCTGGCTTGTAAATCGAGGCGACATCGGGTGGTATGACGGGCAAAGTGTGTTTCGTTCCGTTTATCCGCACTGGCGCTCGGAACAGTTGAGGTATCGCCTCGAAGACCTAGCCGCAAACAAATATGCGGACCCCCCACAGCAAGGCAAGCTGCTACTTGATAGGTTCGTTCAGTACGCAAACGGGCTAAACGGAGCACCTCCAACGCGACAGGATTTTGTTGAAGAGCTAAACGATATGGCTGGCAAGCTAGCAAATCTACATAGCGATGAAAACGGTCACCTGCTTCATCCAGATTGGTGGGAGTTTGTACCGAGAGCTAATCAGCATTCA